TTAACCAACTTTGTGTAAAACTCGGTTCATCTGTTTTAGCTGTTCTTGGGTAATCAATACCTAATTTATCAAAAGCAAAACCTATTTGTCGTGCCGCCCAAATATCAATATCTTGACCTACAAGTTTTTTTATTTTTCGCAACGTGTCTTTTTCTTGTTTTTTAAAACTACAGGATTTGCATCATTTCCTAGTTGTGGCATTTGTTTCCTCTTTTAAGTATGGGGAAGGAGAACATAAAATTTCCTTCCCACACACCGTTTTTGTTTTCTTTACTTAAACGATTAGTCGATTAAGTAGAAAGCAGCTACAAGAGCTTCGCTACGAAGTACATCAGCGCCATAGACGTGAAGACCTCTAACGATGTCACCAAAACTGTCTGGATCACGGATCACTTCAGTTTGTGTGATAGCTTGTGCAGTAGCCGTAGAACTAATATGCCCAGCAATAACTTTACCAGTAGCGTTAGACGTACTAGCAATATTATTAGATTTGTACATATCAAATCCACGTAGCTTTCCACTAGATACTAAACCATTTCTAAGAGAACCTTGACCTGCGTTGTAGTCAACTGACATGAGCTTTGAACTAGATCCTGACAACTCTTCGTAAAACGAAGGAGGAGCCACAAACCATCTTCCTTCTTCAGGAATATTTTGGTCATCTAGTAGTCTTGCCATTCTAGCCATAAGATCTAAAGGATCTACACCAGTTCCATCTGAACCAAGCATATCGACTGAGTTCGTTGCGTGAGTCATAGTAGAATCAGCAGTAGAACTGTCAGAACCGATAATATGGTCAGGTGAGCTTGATGAAGCACCTGCGAACATTTCAGCTATTACACCTTCATCAAAAGCATCTTTTAGAGCGTAAGCTGCAGAAGAGGATGCGACCTCTTTCCAGTTTACGTGAGACATAGATTTCTCAATGTCGTCTACTTTGAATTTGAAAGCGTTTGCTACATCAACAGTAAGGGTTTCTTCAATGTCAGTAAGTTTGGACTGCGTAACGTCAGCTCCCCTCTCATACTGATAAACAGTAATCGTAGGTTCTTTGACGATTCGGACAGTATCACCAAATGCAGAAATATCACCAGAATAATCTGTGTTTGTGATAGCTTCAGCTACAGAGGCTTTTCTAAAAAAGTTAAGTACCTTCTTGGAATAAACCTTAGGCATGAAGAATGCATTAGTTTGTCCAGTTACGGAGTTACCAAAGTTACCATTAGTATCAGTCGATTGCTCGAATAAAGCATCGGATTGATTATAAGCCATTTTAAGTCACCTTTAAATGTTAATAGTTACTTTTTTAATCACGAACTCTTCCTTCTTCAAGAGCTTTATCGATCTCTGATTCGAGCCGATCAAACTCATCCATAGGGAGTGCTGCGATCTCCTCTTGAGTCCAAATTTTAGGTTCTGCTGTAGCATCTATCGTTGTAGTCTTGGTAGATACCATATCCGCAGCCCTTGAGCTTGAACTTCTGTTAGACTTATTAGAAGTCTGTTTCTTCTCATTAGAAGCCAATCCTGTGTCTTGTTTAAATAAGTCAATTGCTCGACTTGCTAAACGAACATTATTAGGATTGTTATAAACCCATGCTTGAATATCTTCTGGTTGAGACTCAGCCCACTGATGAAAATCATCACTTTCTCGAATGTCTGCAAAATCAGGATGATTACTAAGTAACTCCGATTCCGCTTCTTTTCTCAAAGATGCTGCTTCTCTTTCTTGTAAAGACGCAATCTTAGAATTTAATTCAGAGACTTTGGCTTCGCTTGATAAGTGTGAAACAGTTTCAACCACATCATAAACATCAGGATATTGTGCTTTAAATTGTTCAAGTTCTTCAACAGTTTTAGGAGCTTTATACTCAGGTCTTGAAGCGGTTGCTTCATTTATAAGTTCTTGCTCTCTGCTTCTAAACTCGTTAAGCTTACTATCGTAATGCTTTTTCAAGTCATCGTACCTTTTTTTATAGTTAGGCTGTTTATAAGGTGTTGCCTTCTGTTCTGGTTCTGGTTGTTCAACTTCTTCGTCTTCTTTAATTACTTGACGATTTGGATCAACAAACAAACTTTCAGCAGTCTGGCTAGTCTTAGGCATAACATCATCCGTATGCCATGATTTTTTCATGTTGTACGGATTAGGTACTGGTTCGTTTTGTGCTTCTTTATTAGAAGCTACATTTTCATTATCAGTCATTTTTTACTCTCCTTCCTTTGTGCTTACTCTACCAAGGTGGCTTATTCCAAGAACGTCTTCTTTATAAGTGCTTGCCTAAATAAGGTGGCATCAAAAGGTATTTTTACTTTTTTAAAGTTATGTAGAGGGCTATCTGACTAGGATAGGTGGCTCTACGGTCTACGAGCAAGGAGGGTGTTGCGAGGATTAAGCATCATCATATTTTTTTGGTTTTCTCTGTCTTGTAATTGGTCACCGATTAATCGTTGTCCAGCTACTTTAGCCTGAGAAGCCATTTCAATATTAGTATCTTCTTCTTCCTCTTGTTTTATATAACCACCTTCTTGTCTCATTTGTCTTACATCGGCATCTTGTTCAGCTTGTTCCATCATGCCTTGCAGCTTGTCTGGACCAATCTCTTCGGTTGCTTTTGATGTAATAACAAATTCTCCATCCGATAACCTTGCAGGTATCGAATCGGATACTCCAGATCCTGGACCTTCTACAGGACCAGCACCTGAAAATTCGGATGCTGTGTCTACTACTTGATCAAAAATCATACTTAGTCGATCATCTTGTTCAAGTGCAGTCAGCAAATATTCTTCGTCTTCGGGAGTCAAAGACTCGCCAATTATAAAATCTGTGTAATCGTCTTCCATTTGTTCATCAGGAACCATTTCAGGCATCGGTTGTTCTTCTTCAGACATCATCATAAGATCACCCATTTGATCTTCTATTGCTTCACCGCCTTCTTGTTTTTTAATTCTTTCACCATACACTATAATTCTAGGAATGTCATCTCTTTTACCATCTTTAATGTCTTGTAGTATTTTCATAGCTTCGTTATGAGTAAGTTTTTTATTTTCTTTTTCAGCCGTTACTTCAATTCTAGGAATGTCATCTCTTTTACCATCTTTAATGTCTTGTAGTATTTGTAAAGCCTCTTCACGAGTAAAAACTTCTGCTTCTGCTTCTGCAGCGCCACCAGTACCGTATGCGTATCTCATTTTTTCAATGCCTGTTTTTTTCCAAGTGTTTTTATTTTTCATTGCGCCTGTCATTTTATTCTGCTCTATTTAGTGCTTCTTCTACTTGGTCTTTAATTTGTTCTAACATTACCAGAGAATTGATCTTCCCCTGGCAACGGTACATTTCCAGTTCCGATGTTGCCACCGCCAGTGCCTGTAATTCCAAGTTCTTGCGATTGTTGAGGTGTTCCTTCAGGGCTTCCCATAGGTGACGGTTGTTCACCAGTGGTAGCAGTTTCTTCGCCAGTTCCTTGTCCAACATTGTTTTGCATTCCTATAATTTGTGCCATTATAGCTGCTTCCTCTGGATCATTGAGTATTTCATCAGGATCAAGATCCAAACTATAGGCTAGTTCACTTACTAATTTAGACATCTTAACAAAAGGTGCAATAGTTGGATTTTGAGCAGTTTGTAAAAACATAGTCAGCCGTTGGCTTCTTACTTCTTTCTGCATCAAACTATTGGTTCCCATAGCGTTGACTTCTAAATCTCCTTCGATTCCTAACTTACCTTCCATAAACTGCATATTCCATTGGAAGTATGCTTCACCTAAAGGCTTTAATAAGAAATCATCTAAATTCTTTACGACAGTTTTAATGTTTAAGCTTGCTGCACCGAGTAGCATCGACATACCAGAAGCAGTTCTTGTCATACTTTGAACACCTGTTTGTCCGTGTGAATATGAGGGTATTCCTGTTTGTTCGTCTGCAAGCTGTCTAAACTTGTCAAACATCATCATATTTTCAGTCGCTGTACTAGGAAACTTCATTCCGTGTACTGCTTGTCCAGGCATTCCAGCTTGTCTACGAAATATTTTTCCAGGATATATATCCATTGATTGACCGCCAACAAGTGCTGACTCATCTACGTCAAACACTAAAGAACCTGCTAATGCTAGATTATCAATTGCCATACGAGCATGACCATTCATAATTTTCTGAGCATCATCCATATTTTCAGCTACACCAATACCAAAGAAACTATAAGGGTTTCTTTCATACGGAAACGAATGATAAGGAATCCTATGAGGAGTAAAAGGATT